GAAGAGGCGACGCGATGAGCGATTCGAGGGCTTGAACAGTTTACATTCTAGTTGCGCGTTCTTGCTTTTTCATGTATATTGTGAGCATGCCCCGCAAGATGGTCAGCATTCACGAAGCCGCCGAGTTTCTGGGCGTCGCGGCACAGACGCTGCGGCGCTGGGAGCGCGAAGGCAAGCTGATGCCGGATGAGCGCACGCCGGGTGGTCGTCGGCGCTATGACTTGACGCGGCTCGCCCAGAGTGTGCCAGCCCATGCAAGCATGAGTGATCTGGAGCTTTTTGCGGTGCTGATTGCTCGCAGGTATGGCATAAGCAATGACAAATTTCTTGTCCTGCTGGACGGAGTGCGCAAGGCATTGGAGGCTGCGCAATGCTGATCGCCCACAAAATCGCGCTCGATCCCAACAACGGGCAGGCAGCGCACTTTGCCAAGGCTGCGGGCGTTGCCCGCAAGGCGTACAACTGGGCGCTGGAGCAGTGGCAGAAGCAGTACGAAGCCCACAAGGCTAATCCAACATTGCCTAAACCCAACGAGATGGCGCTGCGCCGTCAGCTCAACACCATCAAGCGCGAGCAGTTTCCCTGGATGCTCGAAGTCACCAAGTGTGCCCCGCAGATGGCGATCATCCAGCTTGGGGACGCATTCAAGAACTTCTTTGCGGGCCGCGCCCGCTATCCGCAGTTTCGAAAGAAAGGCCGCGACGACCGCTTCACCCTCACCAACGACCAGTTCGACCTCGACGGCTGTCGCATTCGCATCCCCAAACTCGGCTGGGTGCGCATGCGCGAGTCGTTGCGATTCAACGGCAAGATCAAGTCGGCTACGGTCTCCCGTGTGGCCGACCGCTGGTTCGTCAGCATCACCGTGGACACGCCCGATCACTCACACCTGCCCAAAGCCGAGAACCAAGGCGTGGTCGGTGTGGACTTGGGTGTCTCGGCGCTGGCAACACTCTCGACGGGAGAAACAATCCCTGGTCCGAAGGCCCACAAGGTGCTATTGGACCGCTTGCGCAGGCTCTCGCGCAGCCTGTCGCGCAAGCAAAAGGGATCGGCCAGCCGCCGCAAGGCCAAGGCCAGGCTGGCGAAACTGCACGCACGCATCGCTGCCATCCGGCAGGACGCCATGCACAAGCTCACCACCAGCCTCACACGCCGGTTCCACACCATCGGCATCGAGCACCTGAACGTGCGCGGCATGGTGAAGAACCGGCATCTGGCCCGATCCATTGCCGACATGAGCTTCTTCGAGTTTAGGCGGCAGTTGGAGTACAAGGCGGTGATGCGCGGTGGGCAAGTGGTGGTCGCGGATCGCTTCTTCGCCAGCAGCAAGACCTGCTCGGCGTGCGGGCACAAGCTGGAGACCTTGCCGCTTTCGGTGCGCAGGTGGACATGCCCGGCGTGCGGCGCAATCCACGACCGCGACGTGAATGCGGCAAAGAATCTTGAGCGCCTAGCACTCACTACGGCGAGTTCCGCCGGAAGTAACGCCTGTGGAGAGGAAGGCTCTGGCCTTCGTCGCAAGACGAAGGTGAAACCGGCCTCTGCGAAGCAGGAAGTCAGCTTTGTTCCTGCCTAGTCAGGATGAGTAAGTCTGACGGAACGGTGTATCTCCTGTCCGCTGCGCCGGTCGATGCCGTGTCGGACCTTGATTACGCTCTCGCGGAGCTCGATCGTGCTCTCGGCATGATCGGTCTTCCGCCTTTCGATCGGACGACCGACCCGGCGATCGAGATCGTGCGCATCCTGGCGGGCATCATCCATTACGCAAGGCAGAGCAAGCATTGAGGGGCGAAAATGGCGCGCCGGACCTACGTCTACTTCGAGGGGAAGCTGTACGAGAAGGGTGTCGACGAGTTGCCCGAGTCGTACTACACGAAGCACGGCAGGGGCGGGTTCAACCACCACAAGGCCGACGGGCTGCTGTGGAACGATCGCCACTACGACGGGCTGCGCGCGTCAGATGGTACGGACATCAGTTCGCGATCGAAGCATCGCGAGTACATGAGAAGGCATGGGTTGACGACCGTCGACGACTTCACCAACCACTTCGAGCGCGCCGCGAAAGAGCGCGCCGACTACTACACCACGGGGGGTGATCATCGTGCGCGTCGTGAGGCAGTGGAACGCGCCATCTACGAACTGGAGAAGAGGCGGAGGCGTTAAGAATGGGCGATTTTCAGCGCGATCTTTCGCCGCGTGAAGTGGTGCGCAGGTATCTCATCCGCAAGGAAGGGCCGCTTTACGGTATCGGGGCGGCGTCAGCTCTCGACGCTCCGTACAACGGCGAAGACAACCAGAGCTTCTAAAGGAGAAGACCATGGAAGAACCCACCATCCGCGAGACCTTGGAGTCGGCCATCGAATCGGCCGACTCCGCCTCATCCACCACACCGGTGAGCCCGCCGCCACCGGCCGCGGAGCCCTCCGGCGCACCCACAGGAAGCGTCAGCGAGACGTCAGAGTCGCCGCCCGCCGACGAACCGAAGACCGATCGCCAGCGTAACCCGGACGGCACCTTCGCTCCCAAACAGGGAACGGACGTTCCCAAACCGGGACTGCCCCCGACGCCGCCGGCACCGAAGGCGCCGGACGCCGCGAAGAAGCCTGCCGAAGGGGCCCCCGCGGAGCAGCCGCAGCAGAAGACGTTGCGCCCTCCGCAGTCTCTCAAGCCCGCTGAACGCGAGGCTTTCATGTCGGCGAGCCCGGTCCTCCAGGAGGCGCTCGTTCGGCGAGAGAAGGAGATCCAGCAGGCTTTGCAGCAGACGGCCGGCGCCCGCCAGTTCACGCAGCGGATGACGGAGGTGTTGCAGCCGTACATCCCATTGATTCAGGCGAACGGCGGAGACCCGTTCCAGTTCGTCGGGAATCTGTTGTACGCAAGCAACGCTTTGACGCACGGAAGCCCTAAATTTAAAGCGGAGGTGGTAGCGAGCCTCATTCAGCAGTTCGGGGTCGACATCGAGATGCTCGACAGCGTTCTGGCCGGGCTGCCGGTGCAGAGCCAGAAGCCCGCTGCCGACCAGCAAATCCTGCCTCAGGTACAGCAGCTCGTCCAGCAGCAGCTCGCGCCGGTGCAGCAGCTCTTGGGCCAGATTCAGCAGCAGCGCCAGCAGGCGTTTCAGGCCGCCTACCAGAAGGAGACTCAGTCTTTAGAGCAGTTCGCCGCCGACCCGAGGCATGAGTTCTTCGAGGACGTTCGGGAGATCATGGCCGATCTGATCGAGGTGGCGGCCAGCCGCGGGTACGAGCTTTCGTACGAGGACGCCTACGCTCAGGCGTGCCAATTGCACCCAGAAGTTAGGTCTGTTATCATGTCGCGAAATAGCAACGCTCAGCTCCAGAACACCGCGCAGAGCTTGACGGCGGCCGCTCAACGTGCTAAGGCGGCTGCCGTCAGCGTGGCCGGAGGCCCTGCGTCTGGTGTTCCGGGAGGAGCACCCGCTGGCGGAGCAGCTCCGTCAATCCGGGCCAGCATCGAGCAGGCTATCGCGGCGCAGGCCGGTTGATTCCTCCGGCGGACGGGAGTGTGGACCCGACGGGTCACCACTGAACAGGTCCGGACAGCCCAAAGCTGACAGGCGCGTGCCATCCACTGAACACGGATGCCAAGCGGCGATAGGGTAAAGCAGCATCTCCCTTTTGCAACCTGACCGAAGGAGCTAAATCATGGCTTTCGCAAACGTCAGCGACATCGTCGCGACGACTATCCAAAATCGTTCGCGGACGATCGCGGACAACGTCACCAAAAACAACGCCCTGCTGGCGAAGCTGAACGAGCGCGGCAACGTCAAGCCGGCCTCGGGCGGTAACGTCATCTTCCAAGAGCTGTCGTTCGCCGAGAACGGCAACGCCGGGTGGTACTCGGGCTACGACCTGCTTCCGGTCGCAGCTCAGGACGTCATCAGCGCTGCCGAATTCGCGTGGAAGCAGCTCGCGTGCCCTGTCGTCATCAGCGGTCTGGAAGACCTGCAGAACAGCGGCAAGGAGGCGTTCATCGACCTTCTGGAGTCGCGCATCGCCGTCGCGGAGGCGACGATGATGAACAAGCTGGCGGGCGGCGTGTACGCAGACGGGACGGGATTCGGCGGCAAGGAGCTGACCGGCCTGAACGCCGCGGTTCCTGTCTCTCCGAACTCCGGCGTCTATGGCGGCATCGACCGTGCGACGTGGACGTTCTGGCGCTCGAAGGTGGCTGACGTCAACACCTACGTCTCCGCTTCGACCCCGGTGCAGAAGACGTTCAACGACATCTGGTCGAAGCTCGTTCGCGGCGTGGATCGTCCTGACCTGATCGTGGTCGACACGATCATGTGGAACAACTACGTCAGTGAGCTGCAAGCGCAGCAACGCTTCACCGACCCGAAGACGGCGTCGTTCGGCTTCCCGACGATCAAGTTCATGGACGCGGATGTCGTGCTCGACGGTGGTATCGGCGGGTTTTGCCCGACGAAGACCGCTTTCTTCCTGAACACGAAGTACCTGTTCCTCCGCCCGCACAGCCGGCGCAACATGGTGCCGTTGTCGCCCAACAAGCGGTACGCGATCAACCAAGACGCGGAGGTCCAGATTCTCGCGTGGGCAGGTAATCTCGCGTGCAGTGGAGCTCAGTTCCAAGGCCGCGTGGTCGACACCCGGCCGTAACAACCCCTCGTGGTGGGTGGGTTGGGGTGAGCTTCGCGGCTCACCCCTGTTTTACCAGCCACGGAAAGATCAGGAGGAAATACCATGCAAGGTACTATCGGCATCAGCATCGCGGACGTTGGAGCAGCCTCGTCCGTCCCTCAGTTCACTCTTGGCGTTCTCGGTCTCGTCGTCGATCCCGCAGACGGTTCGAGCAAGCTGTACATCTACGGTAGGGCGGCCGCCGCTATCACGGGCCGCGGCTACGCTGTGGTCGAGCAGGGCACCCCGTACACCTTCGCGCATATCACGACCGCGAACACCGCTCCCGGCCAGTTCGGGCACGGCTCTCGTGTCGCTGTCGCGCAGGCTGCTCTGGCGACCAACGAGTACGGCTGGTTCCAAGTCTATGGCAAGGGTCCGCTGCGCACCGCAGCTTCGACCGCCAAGGGCACTCGCCTGAACACGACGGCGACCGCCGGCGTCGTTGAGAGCGCTGGCACTGCCGGTTCTCGCGCCATCAACGGCATCGTGCTCGGCACCGCCACCGGCGGCGCGGAGGCGACCAACGAGACTGCCGTCCTGACGTTCCCGTCTGTCGGCGTGACGCTGTAATCGAAGAAAAGCGCGGAGGGCTACGACCCTCCGCGCGCCAACCCCCAACCATAGGAGCAATCCATGCCCACCATCGAAGAAATCCGGGAGCTGCAAAAGCAACCGACCGACTTTTCCGCTTTCGACGCGAGCGCGTATGACGACGCTCAGGAGCGCGAGTCGCGTTACGTCGGCGACGAGAAGCTGTACGTCCAGTTCTACCGCAAGCCGGTTCTGAACGAGGCCGAATCGGTGAAAGCGGGTCGCCCGATCCACAAGGATGAGGTCTTCATCAAAATCTTCGTCCCCGGTGACAAACTCTCGCAGATCGATCGCATCGCTTCGGAGCAGGACATCGAGCGGTTCAGGAAGCACTACGAGCGGTTCGTCGCCGGGCAGTCTCAGCAGGTTGGGACCCCGTTGAGCTCCGTCGGCTTCATCCCTGCGACGCTGGTCGAGGACCTGAAATACTTCAACGTCCACACCGTCGAGCAGCTCGCGAGCGTGAGCGACGCTGTGGCGCAAAAGATCAGCGGCCTGCAGTCCTTCAAGCAGAAGGCGCAAGCGTATCTCGACGCGACGAACTCGCCGGAGAAGCTGGTCGAGCGTGCGCGTGAGCAGGTCGCCGCCGAGGTGATGGGAGAGCTGCGGAAGCGTGACCAAGAGCTCGCGGAGCTTCGAGCGCAGCTCGCGAAGATGCGCAAGAAGCAGGAGGAGTAAAGAGTGCCGTTCCAGATCGAGAACACCGCAACCCTGTCCGCTGTCGTCAACCACGTCGCACAGAGGGTAGGGTTCGCGGGCTCGATCGCGGATGCTGCCGGGTCGACCGACACCGGCGTGATCCGCATGGTGGCGGCTGCAAACGATGCCGCGAAGGAGCTCGCCGGCCTCTACGCATGGCCGGAGCTGATTCGCTCATACTCCATCAGCGTGCAGGCCGACTTCCCGAACCAGGCCGAGAAGGGATATGACCTTCCGGCGGACTTCTTCGCGTTCATCTTCCAGACCGAGAACAGCGCCACGACCCGGATGCCGGCGATCGGCCCGCTGCTGCCGCGTACGTGGCAGACGATCAAAACGATCGCGCCGTACGTGAGCATCCGTCTCATGTGGCGCTACTTCAACGGCAAAATCTACTTCCTCAACCCGCCGTCGAGCGCGCAGTCGTTCACGTTGGAGTACCTGTCGCAGGGGTATGTCAAGGACGCGGACGACCCGACGACCTTCAAGAACGTCGCCTCGAAGAACGGTGACATCTTCATCGGCTTCGACGAGTACGTTCTGAAGTGCCTCGCTCGTGTGAAGTGGCTGGAGATGATGCAGTTCGACGCTTCCGCGGCGACGAACGACTTCAACCGCGCGTTCGACTCGCGCGTCGCTCGTCTGGAGGGTGCCCCCGTCCTCTCGATGAAGAAGGCGGGCCTCTACCCGCCGTTTGTCCCCATCGGGGCGCACAGCGTCCCGATCACCGGAATCGGATCGTGACGCATGCCGCTGCAGCCGATCGTCAAGCCGCGTGGGCATAGCCGAAAGGTCGCGACCGCTCGCAACAACGCGATGATGCCGGTCCCGACTCCGCTCGGCGGCCTGAATTTTCGCGACACCTACATGACGATGCCGGCCACCGACGCGACGGTGTTGCAGAACGTCATCTGTCGCGCGAACGGTGTGGAGCTGCGCGGAGGTTGGCGTGAGCACGTGACGGGTCTCTCTGTTGGTGGCGACACGACCGTGAACGCTGTCGCTGCCTACGCCGCGGCAAACCCGATCGACGATCGGCTGTTCGCGTTCGTGGCTGATCGCATCTTCAACGTCACGAACAGCGCCGACAACCCGACGTCGATGCAGACGGTGGCTGGGGCGAGCGCGGATTGGAACTTCGTCCAGTTCCAGAACGGGAACGTGAACTACCTATGCGCCGTCAACAGAGGCGGCGGCTACTGGACGTACGACTCTACGAGCGGTTGGGTCAACCGTACCAACAACCTGACCAACGGGCCGCCGAATATCACTCAGATCACTTCGATAGCGGTCTGGAAAAAGCGTCTGTGGTTCACGTTCAGCGGGCGATCGGTCGCCTACTATCTCCCGCTCGACTCGGTTCAGGGTGCTCTGTCCCCGTTCGACTTCGGTGCTCAGCTCAAGCATGGGGGTGAGATCGTCGGCATTGACACCTTCACGCAGGACGGCGGCCTCGACATCACCGATAACATGGTCGTGTTCGGGAGCGAGGGCGACATCATCGTCTACGGCGGGTACGACCCATCGAACGCAGCGAACTTCCAGCTCATCGGTGCGTGGAAGGTCGGGCGCTTCCCGAAAGGGTCGAGCCTCTGGCGCAAGGTCGGCATCGACATCTACGCGGTGTGCGATCAGGGTCTCGTATCCTTGAGCATGCTCGTCGGCGGCCGGTGGACTGATTCGGTCATCTCGAACCCGATCACCGGGAAGATCGCTCCAGCCATCGGACCAGCCGTTACGTCGAACCGAGGAAACGGTTCCGACACGTGGCAGATTCATCATTTCGCGCCTCTCGACATCCTCATCGTCAAGGAGCCGAAGACGGTGGACGGCTACTGGAGGCAGTGGGTGATGAACGTATCGACGGCCGCGTGGTCGACGTTCGATGGCGTGCCGATCCTGTCCTCTACGATCTGGCGTAGTCAGTTCGTCTTCGGCACAGACGACGGGCGCGTCTGTTTCGCTTTCACGGAGGAAGAGGAGACCGACGGTGAGACGCGGCTTGGCGCTGCCGGGAGCACGATCGAGGGCGACATCCAAGGTGCCTTTTACGATTACGGGCAGCCCGGCGTGCTGAAGTGCTTTCAGCTCGTTCGTACGATCATCAACGCTACCGACACGCCCAACGTCGCGATTCGGCTCAATACGCAGTTCACGTTCGACACGATCAGCGGGTCGCCGGGGTACGTTCCGCCGAGCGGAGCGAAGTGGGACCAATCGCAATGGAACCAAGCGAACTGGGCCGGAAGCTCCAACACGTTTGAGGCGTGGACCGGCCTGTCCGGAGTAGGCTACTACGGTGCTCTTCGCGTCGGGCTGCGCGGATTGCCGAGGACGAAGTACGCGGGTTCGATCATCAACATCCAACCGGGAGGGCCGATGTAATGGCCACTCAGAAGGAGATGCGGGACTTCATCGTCAAGAGAACTGGTATCGTCCCGACAGAGCATTTCGTTTGCATCGGTCGGGAGAAGGATGGTGAGCTTGTCGCTGTTGTCGGGTACGACAATTACACCGGAACGGCGATCGAGATGCACGTCGCGTCGAAGGGCGATTATTGGGGGACTAAGTCCCTGCTTCGCGCGGCTTTCGATTACCCGTTCAACGTCTGCAATTGCAAGGTCGTCATCGGCATCATTTCGAGCGGGAACGAGAGGGCTCTCAGATTGAGTCGGCATCTTGGGTTCAAGACGCAGACAGTGATCGAAGATGCGCATCCCGACGGGGCTCTTCATATCATGGTGATGCGGCGTGAGGACTGCCGCTGGTTGCCGAAAAAAGGGGAAGTAAATGGGTCGTAGAAGCGCACCGCCGCCACCGTCGCCACCTGACTATCTCGGTCTGGCGCGGCAACAAGCGGCAGAGAATCAGCAGAACCTGACGAATCAGACGTGGGCAAACCGTCCCACGATAGAGACTCCCTGGGGCTCCCAGACGTGGGAAACGAACGAAGCCATCGACCCCGCCACTGGGCAGAAGGTGACTCAGTGGACCAGCCGCCTGAATCTGTCCCCGCAGCAGCAGGCCGCTCTCGATTCCCAGATGGCCGTCCAGATGGGGTTGAGCAATCAGGCGGAGACGTTCCTCGGGCGTGTTCGCGACTCAATGTCGCAGCCGTTCGACTGGAGCAACCTGCCGGCCGCGTCGCAAGGTGTTCAGGCTCAGCTCACTGGTCCGGCTCCGCAAGCTCTGGGGTTCATCCAAGACCCCGGCAGCATCGCGCGTGCTTTCGCTGGTGGTGGGCCGATTCGAAGGTACGTCGGCGGAAGCAGAGATTATGCATCCCAGGCTGGTGATGCTCTCTACCAGCAAGCACTCTCTCGTCTTGATCCGCGCTTCAGCCAACAAGCCAGCGACCTTGAGGCGTCTCTGGTGAATCGCGGAATCGCGCGCGGAAGTGAAGCGTGGAACCGTGAGATGGGGAACTTCGAGCGGACGCGGAACGACGCCTACAACCAAGCGATCTTCAACGCCGCGCAACTTGCAGGGCAGGAGGCTTCTCGTCTACAAGGGATGGACGTCACCGCCGGGAACTTCTGGAATCAGGCACAACAGCAACGTTTCGGGCAGAACGCGGCTCTGGCGCAGTTCGCCAATCAAGCGCAGGCGCAGCAGTTCGGCCAGAACCAAACAATGGCCGACATCTACAACAGGGCGTTGCAGCAGAACTTCTCCAACCAACTCACTGTGAACCAGCAGAACTTCGCACAAATGTTGCAAGAGCAGGAGTTCCAGCAACGCCTGCGGCAGCAAGCGATCGCAGAACAGCAGGCGGCCCGCGTGCAGCCGTTGAACGAACTGAATGCTCTTCTGACTGGACAGCAGGTCGGAACACCGCAGATGCCGAGCTTCAACACCGCTGGACTAGCACAGACGCCCAACCTTCTCGGGGCCGCGGACATGGGGTACCAAGCGCAACTCGGACAGTACAACGCGATGCTCGCGAACCAGCAAGCGCAGAGACAGGGCGTGCTCGGAACGATCGGGACCGCCGCTCAGATCGGTCGGATGTTTGCGCTCTCCGATAGGCGTCTGAAGTCGAAGATCAAACGCATCGGCGAGACCGCTCGCGGAACGCCGCTTTACATCTACGAGATGTTCGGACGTCCGCAGATCGGCGTCATCGCGCAAGAGGCCCCAGCTCATGCGGTGGTAAACATCGGCGGCCTACTGGCCGTCAACTACAACGAGGTGTGACATGAACTACGACAACCAGCTAGATGAGGACGTCCTCACCTATCTCCTCGAAATCGGAGCCTTGAGGCCGGAGGAGGAGAAGCTCGCGCGCATGCGCTCGCGCGCTGAAGCTCTGCGGAACACCCCATACGGGGGCGGGAAGATGGTTTCGGGCCACTACATCCCAACGAGCCCGTGGCAGGATGTCGCGACGCTTGGTGGGCAGCTCGCTGGTATCTACGGAGACTACAAGGCGGACAAAGGCGAGCAGGAGCTTTTCCGCAAACGCCGCGCCGCGCTCGAAGGATTCACGAGACGTCGCCGCCCCGGCGCGAGCCCCGCTGTCGATTACGCTGCCGGTGCGGGAACCCCGTGGGATGAATACTGATGAATCCGTTCATCGATCAGGACAACCCTTTCTTCAGCCCGGACCCGAGGCTGTTGCGGTCGCTCGCGCTGCGTAGGGCTCCTGTCCCACCCCCGTTTGGCAGGTCCTACGCCGACGAACTTCAGCAGAAGGCGGATGACTTGTACTCCCAGGGGACGGAGGCTCTCAACGCGCCGGTCGACCCTTCGGCTCAGATCGCGCAGATGGGGCGCAACCAAGAAAGCGCGAGGCGCAAGCTCGCGCTTGCGCTCGCTGCGCAGCAGGCCGGAAAGGAGTTCGGCCCTCTCGGTGGAGAGTTCCTGAAGCAGTCGATCGCGCTGCGTCAGCCGATTGCTGTCGGAAAGGCGGGTGTTGTCGATCCGAGCGGACAGTTCGTGCAGGACCCGACCTTCGAGACGCAGCAGCGAGCCCAGACGTTGCTGAATCAGGCGAATCGGTATGAGCAGCTTGCGCAGCGCGCGGTAAGCGTGGAGGAGCGTACGCGCGCGCAGGAGCAGGCGAACGAGATGCGCATGCAGGCCCAGAACTTGGCCGCCCAGATGCAGGCGGACAGACTCGCCAACCAGCAATGGGGTCTCGAAATCCGCGCCCAAGAAGCAGCTCGCCGACAAGAGGAGTACCAAGAAAAGCAGGCAGAGAGGCGGCAGAAGAAGATCGCCGCGATTCGTAACGTCGAGGATACCGTTGACTTCAGCCTACGTGCCGTCGGCCGGGCGGAAGCACTCATCGGGAACAACACGGTTGGAACTCTGGGCGATCTTCTGCGCAGGCTCCCCGGGAACCAAGCACGAGACCTGCAAGCGGTGCTCGAAACGATCCGCGCGAACATCGGCTTTCAGGCTCTCGCGGCCATCCGAGCGGCGTCGCAAACTGGTGGTGCTCTCGGTCAGATCACCGAGCGCGAGCATGTCCTCTTGCAGGCGACAGTCGCGTCTCTGGACCAGTCGCAGACCCTCGCGCAATTCCGCCAGAACCTGCAGATCGTGAAGGAATACTTCAACCGGGCTTACGCGTACGCGCAGGAGGACAAAGCGGCTCTCGGCGCCGGCGTACAGACGGCGCCCGCCGGCGTCGTGCGCCCGCGCGGGGCTCCCCCGCCGGGCGCGCAGCAGGCCGTGCCACAGGGGCCGCCGCCGGGCGCTGTACGCCCGCGCGGGGTTCCTCCGCAGGGGATGTAGTCGATGAACCAGTACACGGTGACGATAGACGGGCGCGAGTACGACGTCGAAGCTCCAGACCCCAACACGGCTTGGGCGTGGGCGAACAGCTTTCACGTCCAGCAGCAGGCCGCGCGACAGCAGCAAATTCTGGCCGATCAGGCCGCTCAAGCCGAGCGGTTTAAAGCGGATGAGGCGGCCCGCCCGTGGCTTCAGAGAGCTGCGATCAATCTCGGCGCCGGACTCGACACCGCGTGGCAGGGCGCGAAGCAGCTCGTCGGGCGCGGGCCGAGCGACGAGGAGCTGCGCGAGCAGCGGGCGTTGAAGTCTCAGGCAGCGCAGGGCATGACCGGGGGAGGGCTCCTTCAGGTCGCCGGAGAAGTGCTGCCGACCCTCGCTGTCCCGGCCGGCGGGTTCGTGAAGGGTGCGCAAGCTCTGACCGGCGGACGCATTCTGAAAAACGCGAGCCTCGCGAAGAAGGCAATCGCTGATGCGGCTCTCGCCGGCGGTGCAGCAGGCGCTCTCCAGCCGACTCTCGACAACGAGTCGAGGATCGTCAACACCGCCGTCGGCGCTGCCGGCGGGGCCGCCGTCCCGGCCGCCGTCCAAGGAGCGAAAGTGCTTCGGAGGGCCCTGACTCAGGCTGGCGCGAAAGAGCGAGCCGCCGATCGCATCCTCCGCGACGTCGGGGAGAAAGAAGCCCGCCAAGCGGTCGCCGACATCCAGACCTACTACCCGAAGGGAGCGGAAGACATCCCACTGTCGACGGCGGGCGTCACCCAGAACCCGAAGATCGCGGTGCTGGAGCGCGCCAGCCGTGCGCGCGATCCGGCGCAGTGGGCTCAGCTCGACGAAGCGACGAACCGCGCTGCGTGGCAGAACGTACAGCGCGCGACGCAGAACGCTGACGAGCTTGAAAGGCTGCGTCAGGCGCGCAGCGAGAACTGGATGCAGAGGCAGGGCGAGGCTTCGGCCGCAGTGCGCCCGAAGAAGTTCGCGAAGGAGCTGGAGGGCTTCTACAGCAAGATCGAACAGGCTTTAAAGTCGCCGCCGGGGCAGAACCAAATGCGCCCCGTGCTGCTGGAGATCAAGCGGCAGCTCGATGAGCTTGGGCCGGAGATCACTCCAGAGCACCTGATGACCCTTCGCGCGAACATGCAGGGCGCGATCAAGGGCACGCCGGACAACGTCTTCGCCACAGCCCCGCGCACAGACCCCTACTACATCAGCCTGAAGCAGGAGCTGGATCGGATCCTGAACGACGTAACGGGCGGGAAGTGGCAGAAGGTCGTCGAGGGCTACGCGAAGGACAGCGTACCGGTTCAGGCCGCGAAGTCGGCGAAAGGCATTCGCGAGACGTTCGAGACCCCGGAGGGGGTTCTGCGGACCGGCGACATCGGCGGGGTTCCGCGTGTCACGGAGGCTCGTCTACGTCAGGCTCTCTCGTCGAAAGGCGAGAGCAAATTCGGTGACGCTTTGACGCCGGAGAGCCGCCAGCGTCTCACGGCGACGCTTGAGGCGTTGAATCGCCAGAACATCACGCAACGAGTGAAGAATGCAGGCACCGGCGGAGGAGGGTCGAACACGTTGATGGACACCGCTGCTCTTCTCGCTCGTCGCCAGATGCCGGCGTCGGGGGTCATCGAGAGGCTGTGGAACGTCGCCGTGAAGCGCGGGGATGAGATGTTGCAACAGGAGATCGATTTACTGCTGCGCGACCCAGAGGCGTTCAGAACCAGTATCGTGAAAGCTCTGGAGGCCGGGCAGCCTCTTCCGAGAGCGAAGGCCGAAATTCTCGCAGCACTCCAGCGCGCACCCGGCGCATCGCTGCCTGCGCTGACAAACGAATGAGCACAGCGAGAGACATCATTAACAGCAGGAGGATCGGCCGCATCAGGCCGGCATAGAAAGCGTCCATAGGAGTAGGAGATGCCTCGGAACAACGCAGGAGTTTACACCCTCCCGTCAGGGAACCCGGTGTCCCCCAACACGCTGATTCAGGCGTCTTGGGCGAACAACACCCTGAACGACGTAGCGGCGGAGATCACGAACTCGCTCGCACGCAACGGCGCAGGCGGGATGACAGGACCTTTCCGCGCCACCGACGGCACGGTTGGCACCCCGTCCATCTCGTTCAACTCGGAGACTTCGAGCGGTCTCTACCGCCCGGCTGCTGGGCAGATCTCGGTGTCGATTCAGGGGGTTCTGCGAGCGACATTCTCGGCGACAGGTTTGTCAATCACTGGTGACGTATCAGCCTCCGGGGCGTTCTCGGGTAGCGGTGCTAACCTGACGAGCCTGAACGCCTCCAATCTCGCGAGCGGTACGGTTCCGGACGCCCGGTTCCCGGCCACCCTTCCGGCAATCAGCGGTGCCAACCTGACGAACCTGAACGCCTCCAATCTCGCGAGCGGTACGGTTCCGGACGCCCGGTTCCCAGCCACCCTGCCGGCAGTCAGCGGCGCTAACCTGACGAACCTGAATGCCTCCAACCTCGCGAGCGGTACTGTACCGAGCGCTCGCGTTGCCGGCGCTTATACGTCCATTACTGCCATCGGCAATGGGGGTTCGCATGTATCAATCTCCGTAGATGGAAACGTCACGATCAACACACCTTCCAGCGGCACCCACACGATCAACGGCGGACTCACCAGCGGCGGCAGCATACTGGTAAATAGCACCACAGGTCTACCAAATACAGTCATCGGGAGCAACGTCGCCCTTGCGGCGGGTTACTCGTCACCTGTAGCAGGCAGGATTCTGTTCGGCGATAACACTGGCTGGAAGTTACAGTTTGGCAGACGAGTCAGCGGATCGGAAAACGTAATCGCTGAATTGGTAGATAACGGCGACATCAACATCCTTCACACGAGCGGAGTCAACTCGTCGTGGCGAGTAGTCGGCGGTCAGCTTTACTTCGGTGGTTTGACGAACTCCCAATTCAACCTGACTCAGAACAACCAGAACCGCATCAGCTTCCAGACCGACGGAAAGTCATACGTCAGCGTTGACAGTATGACAAACGAGATTGGCTTCCGTCGTGTTCCGAGGACTACAGACACCACTCTGAACACCGCGAAAGTCGCTCAATGCATCGCTCTCACTTCCGGCGTGACGATCCCGGCCAATACGTACGCTGCCGGGGACAGTTTCAGCATCTACAACGACAGTGCATCATCGATCACGCTCACGCAGGGCTCTGGCCTGACGCTGCGGCAATCAGGTACGTCTAACACCGGCAACCGAACGCTGGCAGCGCGCGGGATGGCAACCATCTGGTTCAACAGCGCGACCGAAGCTATCGTTATGGGGGACGTAACGTAATGGGGATGATGAACATGATGATGGCTCCCTCGGGCGGCAGGCTCGTCGTCCCGCTGCCGGGCGGAACCTTCCAATACTCCTCTGACTCGTCCATAACGGTGACCCTTCAGTTCGCGTCAGACGGAACCGTCAACACGGTAGTCACTGGCCAAGGAACTCTTTTCCAGCATCGCTGGTGGACGAAAGGCTCGAACCCAAATGCTTACGTCAGGGCAACGCTTCAATCCGGAGACACACCATCAGGCACATTGAACGCGTGGCTGCAACTGAATACGACCCGGCAGTGGAGCATTACGGCTTCAACACCCGGACAAGTAAGAAATTCGTCGCTTCTGATACAAATCTCTCTTGATGGCGGTAATACGGTCACCTCAAGCGGAACCTATACGATCGAGGCCGAACGCCTCATCTAAGCGAACTGGGCAGCACAATCAGCGTGACAGACGCGGCGTAGTAAAATAGCCGGGCCAGCTAACGCAGGCTGTCCCACTCAACCACAGGAGACCAACCATGCAGAACCAAGTCAATCTCGAACCGAAGTTCATCATCGAAACGCTGAACGCGGAGATCAGCCGCCTGACGGGCGAAGTACTCGCGCTGCGCGCGTACGTGGCTCAGCTCGTCGCGCAGGCTGCCGAGAAGAAGCCCGAGACGAACGATGGCGAGTCCGAAACCGCATGACGTAGGAGAACGAGTGGTGGAGTGGAGAGACCTAGCTTTGGCGGTCCTCTCGGGGCTGTGGATCGTCTTGTCAGGAGTCGCGACAGCGATATGGGCTCAGGTCCTCCGCAACCGCGATTCGTTGTCGAACTTCGAGCGTCACGTCAGCGAGACGTACGTTCGCCGTGACCACAACGACGCGCAGTTCACGCAACTGATGACCGAAATCCGGTCTCTGCGGGAGCTGGTGATCACGGTGATCCAGCAGCGCCGGCAAGGGGAGTAACATGGCACCGATCCTAGGGTACCTGATCGCCAATGGGCTGCCGCTCGTGGCGAACGCACTGATGGCCGCCGGAAAGGAGAAGGTCGAGCAGGCTCTCGGAATGAAGCTGCCCGACATGACGGCTGGCGGCATGTCGCCGGAACAGCTCTTCGCGCTGAAGAAGATCGAGGCGGAGAGGCCGGAGAAGCTGCTTGCTCTCGCGCTCGAAGAAAAGCGGATCGAGCAGCAGGGAGAGGCTGCGGAGGCGCAGGAGATCACGAAGCGCTGGCAGGCGGACATGACCAGCGATAGCTGGCTCTCGAAGAACATCCGTCCAGCGTCTCTCGCGTACGTGCTCTTGGCTCTCACCGCGTTCGCTGTCGGGAGCGGGGCAGGGTTCGACATCCAGAACGCCTACATCGACATCTTCGGCAACCTCGCGATGGCTCTCGTCATCAGCTACGTCGGCGGCAGGAGCGTCGAGAAGGGGCTGACGATCTGGACTCGGAGCAAGCGATGAGTCTGCGGGAAGAGCAAAGCGCTTTCGCGCGCGACATCGTGCGGCTGCTGACGTACGCTTCCGGCCTCGGCTACGAGTACACCTTCGGCGAATTCGAGCGCCCGATCGAGATGCAGAAGCTACACGTAGCGGCCGGGCGCTCGAAGACGATGAACAGCAACCACGTTCGGCGTTGCGCTGCCGACATCTACTTCTTCAAGGGCGGTGAGCTCACGTACGACATCGAAGAGCTCGGCCGCTTCTGGGAGGCTCTGTCACCGAAGAACTCGTGGGGAGGGAACTGGGCGTCTTTTAAAGACAAGCCTCACTTCGAACGACGCCCATGAACCGCAGGCTCCCGATCCAAGAGGGGCTTCCGACGACGGTGAAGATCGGGGCCCATAGGATGCGGATCGCGTTCACCAGCCACCGCACGTTGCCCGACATGCGGTTCCTGAATGGGCTGTGCGACTTCGACAACGGGGTGATCCACATCAACCGCGACCACGCGCGCAACCACTCACCGGACCGCGTGCTGACGACGATCCTCCACGAGATCGGGCACGCGATCAACCACGTCTACGGTGTGCGGGACGAGAGCGGGGAGGAGGGCTTCGTGACCGGCTTCTCGATCGGGTTCGTGGCCTTCCTGATCGACAACCCGTCTTTCCACCACTGGATGAACCGCATCATCGAATCCACCCGCATCGACCACGCGAGGGCCTCTTGAAGCATCTGATCATCCCCGACGTACAGGCGAAACCCGGAATCTCGAACAAGTTCCTCGAAGCGATCGGACGATACGCCGCCGAAAAGCGGCCGGACCGCATCATCTGCCTCGGCGACTTCGCCGACATGGCTTCCCTGTCGAGCTACGACAAGGGCAAGAAGTCGTTCGAGGGCCGGCGCTACTTGGCGGACATCGACGCCGCGAGGGCGGCAATGGAAGTTCTGATGACGCCGATCGCAAGGGCTGCCGGGTACCGGCCGACGCTCGATCTGACGCTCGGGAACCACGAGCATCGCATCGTTCGCGCTACCGAGCTCCAACCGGAGCTGGACGGTGTTCTATCCCTCCAGCAGCTCGAATACGAGAGCTTCGGGTGGCGGGTTCATGAGTTCCTGCGCCCGGTGCAGCGCGACGGGGTGATGTACGCCCACTACTTCACGTCTGGCGTGATGGGGCGCCCCATCACCACAGCGCCCGCGTTACTGGCAAAGAAGCACATGAGCTGCGTAGCCGGCCACCAGCAAGGCAAGCAGATCGCGTACGCGACAAGGGCCGACGGGCAGACCATCACCGGGATGATCGTCGGCTCGTGCTACGAGCACGAAGAGGACTACCTCGGCCCCCAGGGGAACAAGCACTGGCGCGGAATCGTGATGCTCCACGAAGTCCGCTCCGGAACGTTCGACGAGATGTTCGTCAGCCTGCGGTATTTACGCAGCAAGTTCAGGTAGACGAGTCACTCTTCCGCTCAGGATCGCGGAAGCCACGATGTCGTGATCGACGCCCAGAACGTCGCAGCAGAAGCGGAACGACATCGGACGTGTGCTGTCGGAAAGCACCCAGACCTTCGCGTCATCCATCAGCTCCGGATCGTCGGACTGCAGGTCTTCAACGGCCTGCTGGATCATCCCGTAGCAAAGCCGTCGGCCGAATAAGCTATCGGTGGGCGGCAGCTTAGAGTCCTGGAGCATGTCGATCAGATCGTTCAGGTACTCATCGACCTGTCCGCTTTCGATGCGCCAGCGAACGCGAGATCGCCCTTTACCGCACGTGACGCAGCTCTTGTTCGACAAGTAGCGCAGCGTTCCGCCGCAGCAGCGGCACGGCTTGCCGATGTAGTAGTGGGAGTCAGGCTTCAATTGAGGCTTCGAGAACACGGTAGAGCTCTTCTTGGGTGATGTCTTTGCGACGAATCGCTTCGAGCACAATCTCGTCGATCGAGCCCTTCACGATGAGATGGTGGATCACGACACCGCGCTTCTGGCCTTGACGCCAGATGCGGGCGTTGGTCTGGATGTATTCGTCGAGCGACCACGTGAGGCTGTACCACACGATCGCGCGCCCGCCCGACTGAAGGTTGAGACCGGTGCTGACGCTTCCCGGGTGGACGACGAGAACAGGCAGCCGGCCCCCGTTCCATTCGTCGATGAGTCGGTTGACCTGTTTCGTGCTGAGACCGCCGGCGATGAACTCCGCGCGCACGCCGACGTGCTTGGCGAGATAGAGCAGGATGCGGTCGATCTCGTGACGGTACTGGACGGCGACCATCAGAGGCTCCCCCTGATGCTCGTCGACCAGATCGGCGAGAGCACGCAGCTTGTCGTCGTGCAAATTTTGCACAGACCCGTCGGGAAGGTAGATCGCGCCCCCTGTCGCCTGCCGCATGCTGTTCAGCTTCGCGGCCACCTGCTGGCCGGGTAGTCCGTCGAACGTCCCTCTACGGATGCGCTCGCAGGCTTGCAGGGCATCCGGCGACTCGATCAGGATGTCGTTGTCGCGACGCTCCGGCATCTCGATGTAGTCGGCCGCGTCGAGGCGGTAGCAGATGTCGGAGATGGCGGAGTAAATCTCCGCGTCAGCCCCGTCACGCAGCTCCCACAGGCTGTAGCCGCCCCACTGCGGCATCTCGATGCAGTACCGCTCGCGGAATGCCGTCAGCGTGCGCCCGAGCCGCCGCCCGTTGTCGAGGATTCGGACCTGCCCAAACAGGTCCATCAGGCTCTCGGCTGCCGGGGTGCCGCTCAAGACGTACCGTCGACGGAACTGCGGCAGCATAGCCTTTAAAGCCTTCGATCGTTGGGCCTGCGTGTTCTTGAACTTCTGCGACTCGTCGACCACGAGGACGTCCCACGCGGGCGTCTGCGAGAGGCTCAGATCGGCCAGCCAAGCGACGTTTTCCGGGTTGAGTAGGTAGACGTCAGCCGGCTCCTGAAGGGCCTTCAGGCGCCTTTCTGGGCCTCCTGCGACGAGGCTGAACGTCAGCGGGAAGCCCCACTTCTCCGCCTCCTGCCGCCACGTCTTTTCCATCGGCCGCTTCGGGGCGATGACGAGAGCCGCGCGCATGGCTCCGGCGCGTTTCAGCTCCGTCAGCCCGGCGAGGACGATCCCAGTCTTGCCAGCTCCGGGGGACAGAAACAGCCCGTACGAAGGGCTGCGCAGCATGCGCTCCAGCGCGCGGCGCTGAAACGGGTGCGGAGAGTATGTGATCGAGGACATGGTCAAAGTCGTCGCGAGACCGGATGACGATAGCGGCGTGGCCGAGTGCGCGGAGTCGGGCGAGCGTCTGTTCCTGCGCCGGGCGAAGCCGGCCGGTGGGCTGCTTGAACTCGATCCAGACCACGTAGCCGTTTGGAAGCAGCAGAGCCCTATCTGGCCACCCAACGTCTACCGGCTTTACCTTCACCAGCAGGCAACCGCGCTTCGCAGCTCGGCCCCTGCACGCTCGCTCTAAAGCGGCCTCACGCAAGCGGCCCCCGGGGCTTTTTCTCCCCGGCAGCGCAGACGGCTTCGCCGATCATCGAGGCCGCTGATCCCCCAGCGGTCAGCTCCGGGCTGTAGTCGCCCTTCGCGACGATCATCTCGGTGCCGACGTCGATCAGAAGCATCGTGCCGCGCTTCGCAAGGCACTGACCGCGCAACACCGCGCCGTAGACGACGACTGGCTGCGACCCTTTCGGGGCCGAGATCGAGATCATCGTGCGGTAGTAGAGCTGCCCGTCAGCCGTCTTCTTGATCTCGACCCCTAGAGCATCGACGATCGCGATGCCGTCGTCGTTCTCGATGATGACGACACCGGGCTCTTCGCGGACCGTCGCCTTAGCGTACGCGTCGCTGACGAGAGAGACGCCGACGAGAGCAGCGAAGATCACGGAAAAGATCGACGCCAGAAGGTAGATCAACCCATTACTCAGGTCTCCGTTGTCGTGGGCACGACGGCACGCCCACACAAAGCCGGCTGCCGAGACAAGAAAGAAGATGAAAAGACCGTAGAGCATGGTTTCCTCCTAAAGGTTGGTGACCCGAACCGTGGTGACCGCTCCGTCCCCAAGGTCTGTGTGTTTCTCGATCAGACGGGACACCGCGCCGAGCAGAGTCTTGTTCTCGGCGAGCAGACCCTCGACGACGGCTTGCCAGTTCGTCTTCGACCTCAGGGTACGGACGACGGTCGCTGCATAGCAGGTACCTTCGATGCGGATCGAGTTCGTGGTGTCGAGCCCGACCGATTCCGCGAACTCAACAAGCTCGCGCTTCAGCTCCTCTTCCTCACGCGCGACTTCAGCCACCTCGGCTTTCAGCAGCCCGAGGCTGTCGACTTTGCCCATCAAGGGTTTCAGGCGAATCTCGATTGTCATGGTAGCTCCTTTCATGGTGGGTGGTGGAATTGCGGCCCGATTCCGGGCCGCGTGTCAAGCGCCGTCGATCAATGGTACTCCCCGAGTGCGCAATGAAGGACCTCATGCCCTACGACAGTCGTCAGAGGGTCGTCCAGCATCTTCGGGCGCTGGACATGGATGATGCAGCGATTCGACTCCGGGTAGAACTCCGCGCACCCGGGGTAGCGCTGCCGCACAACCAGATCATCCGGAACGCCGCGCCACGCGCCGAGCTTGCGGCAGCGGTTGATGACGGAGAGCCGGTCGTCGTACCATTCGATCGTCAGCTCGAACTTCCTGACGTCGCTGGTCGGCTTGATGGGCTGCGCGCACGCGTTGTTCGAGTAGCCGACCACGAAGGCGAGAACAGCGAAAGCGAGGATGGCGGCGATGGTCGCGCGAGCGTAGGCGCCGATCAGGATCAGAAACAGCTCCCAATTCTTCATGGCTTTTCCTCCACGACCATCGGCTTGTCGGTACCGCATACCGGGCAACGCAGCCCGCCACGCGCGGATGCCGCGTCAATCCACTTCTGCGTGATCCGGATGATGGTTTTGCAATCCGGGCACTCTGCTTTCCGCAGGAAAGTCTTCTGCACCTTTGGCAGCTTGACTTTCGATTCCGCGCTCGGGTATGGGCCGAGACGATCCAGCAGCTTTTTCAGCTTCTCTTTCAGCTCAGGCCCCGGGAACGTACTAGCCCACAAGCCCCGTAGGCCCGCCGCTTCTGCGATAGCCGCGAACTGCTCACCATGACCGTGCTGGCAATCGTCGATCGCATGGCACAGCTCGTGGGTGAGTACGCTTAGGACAGTCTCGCCGTCGGACAGAATCGGGTTGATGATGATCCTGTTCTTCCCTTCGGGGGACTCGTTGCGGGGCAAGCACTGCCCGAATCGGCTAGCAACCTGCGAAGGTTTACCGCGCGGCCACCCGCACTTTACCTCGATCAAGCTCTCGCTGATCGCGCCGTTGAACACGTCATCCAGCAGCGTACGAACGGCGGCTTCGAGCCATTCTTCCCGGGTCGCCATGTCACCGCTCCCCGCGCTCGGCTGCGTCATAGGCGGCCTCGCGCGCGTTCAAGACGTGCTGAGGCACGAAACCTTCGCGCTTCAGCTTTTCGAGATTCCGAGCGAAGTAGTACGCCTCACTGATTCGGCTGAACACGACAGGCACCTGTTCGTCGAACCCTTTGCGGGTGTCGACGACGTAGTACAGCGTCGTGCTCCCGGACGCAATCGGCACGACATCGAACGGGTAGATGCCGCCGATCGAGTGCTTCTGCAACCCGCCACTGCCAGCGTGACCGCCGATGATCAGGTCCGGGTTCTCGCGCGAGCGCTCGATCGCGAGTGCGAACGCAGAGGGATAAAGACGGAGCGGGTGATCGACTTTCATTCGGCATCTCCTTCAAGGTATTCCTCGACCTCATCCATGACGCGGCCGAACTCTATGGTGCGCAGGTAGTATTCCCCGACCATCGCGTTCTTCCGCGCCTTCCATGCGTGCAGAACGAGACGCAACACGTCCTCTGGGCTCATTGACTTGTCCACGGTTCAGCCTCCAAGGTGCTCGGTCTCGCCGATCAGGGTGAACGTGTAGCCGTTCTTCCACGACGTCACCGCGTACTCACCATCAAGGTTGAGCAGCTTCGCGAACTTGCTAGCCGCGTTCCGATGGTTCTCGAAGGAGCCCATCGAATGATCGTACGGCTCGATGATGCGATGCTTGATGCCGTACGCAGTCACCGAAATTTTCGAACCCGTCGTGCTCGTCGGTCCGAGATACTTCGTCTTGATCAGCGTCATGTTTGCTCTCCTTTCAGCTCATGCAAGTTCGTAATCTCCGTCGGGAAACGCAACCCCGATTACGGGCGCGCTGAGATAGAAGGTCTCCAGATCATCGTCGTCGCACGTATCGAACTCTCCGTCTTCGTGAACGACGTAAATCTCCTTCTGGTACTTCTTGGCCTTCTTGCAGGCCGCTTTCACTGCCTCGTTGTACGTCATCGTCTACTCTCCTTTCAATTCACCCCGGATGCCCCGGAAGTGTTCCATCAAATCGTTCAAACACCTCCATCAACCATGAGCGTACTTTAAAGCCGATCGACCAGTCTGTCAACCCTCGAACCGACCGTTCGTCGGCCGGATCAGTCCTTCTGGTAGGCTGGAGCCAGAAAGCCCGCACTACGAATAGGGGCATTCCGGCACCAGTCCGGGGCCGTCATGCATTCCTGCAGCTCGCGCAGGTCGGCCTCCTCGCACGCCAGCACGACGATCTCGTCATGGACGTGCAGGACGACATCGAGCCCCCGGCACTCCGCCTCACGCAACGCGTGGGCGAGCACGTCGCGACTGATCGATTGCACGACGTTCTCGGTGAGCTTCCCGCCCCACGTGTTGATCTCACCCCACTGCCCGGTGTGCTGATTCACCCCGTCGTACTGGATGACATCCGACCAGTACCAGTTATCCGGGTCCTCTTTCCAATCCCGCAGCCTCTCGGCGGACGACTCGACGTCGGCAGGCGGGATACGCATGCGGCGCATCTCGACGACACGAGCGTTGATGTAGGTGATCTCGGTCCCTGCCGGTAGACGGCAGACGACGTGGTGATCGCGCGGAGCGAAGACGAACTCGCGGTACCTGTACGGCTTGCGGTGGATGATGCACTGCTTCATCGCTGTTTCGAGCCCATCCCACAGAGCGACGACCAGAGGGTGCGTGTCGCGATACGTGCGGATCGCTCGTTGCGCTTCTTCGGGTGTCATCTTGACGCCCATCCCTGCCGCGTACTCGATCAGCGTTTTGGCTCCGAGACCGTATCCGCCACCGAGCACCGGCGGCTTGGCGAAAGTGCGCTGTTCCTTCGTGACCTCCTCGTACTTCACGCCGAACTGCGCGGCGGCGAAGTCCTTGTACGGGTCAAGCCCTTCGGCGAACCGCTTCATCTTCTCCTCGTCGCCGGCGGCCCAGTAGAGCATCACGACCTCGATCGAAGCGAAGTCGGCGATCGCGAGCTTACGGCCTCCCGGGTCGCGCACGATCGAACGCACGAGATCAGCGACCAGCTTGAACGGCGCAGGATAGAGCAAACGGAGAAGGTCGACGTCTTCGTGCTGTAGGACGTCCCACGCGGTCTGAATCTCCTCGTCGCTGCCGAGACCGCGGCGGAGATTCTGCGGCTGTAGGCCGCGACCGCTCCATCGATGAGTGCGCCCCGCCCCGCTGTACTGGAGCATGTGACGCATCACGCCATCGACGGTCTGGCGGACCGCGACGTCGTACTTCTTCGGAGCCGACATCCCCGCACCGACGCGCAGCAGAAGCACGCGCCGTACGTCCTGCGGCAGCTCCTTGCTCAACAGACCGTTGATCGTGGCAGCATCGAGCGAGTCAAGCTGAACGCCCAGTTTACTTTGGACCCACTGCTTGATCTGAATCGGGCTGTTCGGGTTCTCGACCCCCGTAATCTCCTGAATCTCGCGCAACGCGTCAGCGCACAGATGATCGAAGACGCGGCTCGCGATGCGGGCCCGCTCGACGTCGACAGGCACTCCGCGACGGTTGATCCTCTGCGACATCTGGTAGACGCGCAGCTCCTCCTCCGGCCACCCGAGGCCGATCTCGTCGAGATACGTCGCGACGGCTGCCTCGATGACGATATCGTTCTGGTTGTACTCGACGAAGCGCTGCCAGTCGCCCGGCTGTTCCTTCGGACTGACGGGCTTCGGCGGCATGCAGAAGATGCGGATCAGTCGCGACGACTCGCCCGTCTTCCCCTCGATTCCGAGAGCGTGGCACGCCTCGTCGAGCGATGCGGGCAGCGAGCGGTATTGGGCGTGGCCCATCGTGCAGGACCACTTCTCGTCGGGCAGCCTCAGACCGAGGACGTGCTCCGTGATCTCCTGCTCGAAGCCGGCGTTCCAAGCGTGGATGATCTTCGCTTCGAGAAGGTCGGATCGCAACTCGTCGAGCGTGTTCGACTTCGGGTTACGCTCATCATACTGCTTGATGTGCCCGTTGGCGTCAGCCCACGCGGCGAGGATGATGCGAGTGCTCTTATCGCGAGCGTAGCGAGCGAGGCCGACCGTCTTAATGTCGGCCTCGCTGTAGGTCTCGTAGTCCAGATGCACGTGATTCCTTCCAAGCGTTTCTGACGTCTTTGCGTAGTTCCGAGAATGCGATTCCGATGTAGTGGTAAAGATAGACGAAGACAGCGGGCACGAACAGCGCGATGATGCGCGCCCGCCTTCGCAAAGTCAAGAGGCTCACAGATCGACCTCGTGCGGCATCTTCGCGCCCTTTCTCAGGTTGTACTCTGCGGGCACGACGTTCAGGTTCGACCAGTGATGCGGGCCGTTACGTACGAGAGGGATCACGTGATCGACGTGAGCATCGATGCCCGCTTTACGGTACGCTCGCATGATAGCGTAGATGGCCTTCGCGATGGGGCAGTTCCTGTCTACCGTCTGACCGAGTAGGCGAGCGCGGCGGATTGCTGCTTTGTTTGAGCACGCTTCCGGGTTGGCCTTATAACGAGCCTTAAAATAAGCGCGTATCTTCTCTTTGTTCGCCTCGCGCCAAGCCTTCTTTTGAGCGAGCCGCCGCTCCTTGTTTGCTTCGCGATAAGCCTTCCCATAAGCGCGCTGCCGCTCCTTGTTTGCTTCGTACCAAGCCTTCATTCGAGCGCGCTCCCGCCCCTTGTTTGCCTCGCGCCAAGCCTTACTTTGAGTACGCCGCCGCTCCTTGTTTACCTCGCAATAGGCGCGCCACCGATCCTTGTTTGCTTCGTACCAAGCCTTCATTCGAGCGCGCACCCGCTCTTTGTTTGCTTCGTAATAAGCCTTATTTCGAGCTCGCAGCCGCTCTTTATTTGCCTCGCGATAAGCCTTATCACGAGCGCGCTTCCGCTCTTTCTGCTCCTCGGTCATTCGCCCTCCCCCGTCAGCCATCTCTCCTCCAGCTCCAGAACAGCGAGAGCATTCCACGCGACGTGAGCGAGATGCGGCAGAAGTGTCTCATCGTCCAAATCATCCCCGCGATGGTGCGCGAGAAGATGTCGCCACAGTGCGTCCATGTAGCGCTCGGTGCCGTTCTGTACGGTGAGCCATCCGTGGTCACAATACTTCTGCGCGCCGTACGTTCCGACTGCGGTGACCAGCTCAAGTGCCCGCGAGAAGTCGCCAAGCACGAGGCTGTGGCGGGGTTTGCCGGAGTCCAGCTTCACGCCGGGCTGGTGTTGGTTGTCGTCTTTGTCCATGATGAACCTCGTGGTGGGTGGGTGTGAAAAGGTGCCGGGGTTTCTGGAGGGGGCACCCCGGCATGGCCCCTAGTACCCCTCCTTTCGAGGGATCAGAAATCCTCCTCAGGCTCGACAGCCTCGACCGCGAACTCACGATCAGCACGAGGCCCGCCAGCCAGCGGCTCGCCCTTGCGAACGAGCTGCACGTTACCGAGCCCGCAGCCGACACCCTTCTTCGTGGTCACGTCGAAATCGTAGAGGACGATCGAGACGTTACCGTAGTCGCCGCTGTTCCAGTCGGCGGGGTTCGCCTTGTTCAGCGATGCGTCGACGACATCCGGCGCGCGCTCCTCCGGCGTGCTCGCGTTCAGGAAATAGTGGCCAGCGTAGCCCTCGCGACCGTAATTCGAGTCGTTCTTGTCGTCGCCGTCGCGCAAGGGGTTGTGCAGGCCGGCCGTCTTACCTTTCCAGCACTCGTCGATGATCGACTTGATCGCTGCCTTCACCTCCGACACCTGCGGATGATCCTTCGGAATCAGGATTGTCGTCGAGTAGCGCTTGCGGCCCTGAAGATCCTCCTTCGGGCGGAAGACGGACAGGAAGCTGAATCGGACGTTCTTGAGAACGATGCGTTTTGACACTCGTGCCATGTTACGTTTACTCCTCGTTGTGCTCGGGTTGGAAATCAGCCGACGCGTCGAGCCGCAGCGCCGGCCGTGGATCGGATTCGGGAGCAAGATGCGGGGCCCCCTGCGGTTTGGTCGTGAGGCGCTCGATGATCTCATGCCCTTTGCCGAGACGTGCTTCGGCGTCCCCGATCGTGATCAGCTTGCGCTCGACACGCCAAGCGTCGTCACCGAGGACGGCCGGCAGCTCCTGCTCTGCTTCTGCCCTCCATCGGCGAGTCGCGCGTCCCTCGACCAGCTTGTAGCCGGGGACCTTGTCGCCCCTGCGCAGCAAAGCCACCACGCCTGTTTCGATATCGTCGCACCATTGGCGGATGTTCGGGATCTGCTTCAGCGCCTCGGCCATCTCGTGCGGCTGCAGCCTGTTGAACTCCGCCGCAACCATCGACTCGACCATCGACTTACGCGCTGAGCAAAACGCGCGCCCGGGGCACCAGCGGCACGCTTTCGGAGACGGGTAGTAGACGTGCGGCCGTTTTCGGACATCATCCGCCACCTTGCGCACGAGTTCAGCGAAATCTCCCATCTCGTCCAGAGTCACCTCGACGGTATCGACATGATTCCGTCGCGGCTGGTAAACGTGCAGGACGACCTTTTCGACCCCGAGATATCCGAGCTCGTACATCGCGCCCGAAGCGTACATCGCGAGCTGCGGGTTCAGCAGACGCACCCCACCCTCGTTTTCCGCAGCGAACACGAGATCGCCCTTGCCGAACTTGAAGTCGCAGACGTGCAGGACTCCATCATTTAAAGCGATGAAGTCTGCTGTGCCTGTCGCCAGCTCGCCGTCGGGCGCGTACTCGCCGGTCAGATGGCCGATCGGAACCCGGCGCTCGACAACGATCCACTCCGCGTCTTCGGCCAACTTCAGGCAGTAGTCGACGTAACTGCGGATGTACGGCATCCAGTCATCCGGGACCTCGCAAAGCTGGGGCTCTCTTCCGAAAATGCGAGCTTCGAGCTCCTGCGCGGCGCGCTCGTGCGCGAGCGTGCCTTCGTCGGTCGCGTCTGTCGTCTGCTGCTCGAACTGCTCCGAGAACGCGACCGAGCCCGGGCAGCGCATCCAGCGGTGAGCGCTCGAAGGTGATAGCTTCGCGTGGTAGCCCATGTCACGACCCCCAAGCGTCGGCGAGGATCAGACCGATGTTCGCCACAGCGTAGCCGAAGTACACGATCCAAAGGGGGCTTCCCTTTAAAGCGAACAGGATTGACGTGACCGCATACACGAGCGTCACCGCAGCCACCAGAAGAATCGTCGCGCTCATTGCAGTGCCTGCAGCTTCTCGTAGACCTTGGCGCTATCCTCTGGAGCGACCTCCGTGATCGTCTTGACCCCCAACGATGCGACGAACGCTTTCACCTTCTCGGTGCCGATCTGCTTCGCTTTCTCGGCTGCCAGCTTGCGCAGCTCGTTCCCGCTGTAGACCTTCGGGATGCTGGCCACCTTATCCGGCTGCTGCACCTTCACTGCGCCAGCGGTCTCGTGGATGAGCTCCACGCGTTCAGCGGACGGCAGCAAAGTATTTAAAGCGTTGATAGCTTCCCGGATGTCGTTCGCGTCGTTGGGGTTCACGATGATAGAAAGATGCGGCATGTCGTATTCTCCGTGTTGAGTGAGGCGCGTAGTGTGCCATACTTGAATTCCTTTTCAACAGAACAGGAGAACCCACCATGAGCAAGGACGATGTCCATATCGGACTGGTTGTCAGCAAAGCAACACGTAAGCGGCTGCAAGCAGCCGCTAAACAGCATTCCGTGAGCCTCAGCGCTATCGTGCGGTGGGCAATTTCGTATTACCTCGACCAGAAGGAAGCGCCGCCCGCAGCCCGCAGAGGCTCTAAGTAAGGTTCGAGAGTACGCGATCCCGCGTTGGCTGGGGCGGCGCGGGTTCATGATACATTCACCGCCCCTCTGTTCAACCCACCCACGAGGAACACGTGAATCACACCCCGTCTATCCTGACGCGGAGCGGAGTTCTGTTCGATCTCTCCTACCCGAAGCCCGAACTCATCCGACTCGAAGACATCACTTACGCGCTGTCGCACATCCCTCGATTCACAGGCCATACGCGCACGCGTTGGACTGTAGCGCAGCACTCGTTGCTCGCGTATCACCTCGCGTCGAGATTCAGAGGCTTACGACTGCGTATCGTATGCCTGTTGCATGATGCTGCCGAGGCGTATGTTGGCGACGTCTCGTCGCCCCTGAAGGCGCTCGTGCCGGGCTTCCGCGATGTCGAGAAGCGCATTCAGGATGCGATCTTCGAGAAGCTCAAAGTTCCGCGGCCCAGTTGGGAGATTCTGGATACGGTGAAAGCGATCGACTCGATCTGCTACGTCGCCGAGCGCCGAGTTCTGATGCCTCAGATCGATTACGCAAAGCTCTACGAACACGAGGACGAAAAATACAGAGAAGTCGAATTCTGGTGTCCACGCGCCATCGAGACAGCGTGCGCGTTTATCAAGTCGAACCTCTTCGTCAACGCGAGCGGGAAAGGCAAGTACGCGTCATCCGGCCAGCTCGCGAAGGAATTCGAGCGCGCGATCCTGCATGAGCTGGAGGAGCGATGAGCTACGGTACGACAGCGAACGATCTGCTCGCACGCGGATACGAGCCGATCCCTTGCGCAGGCAAGCGCCCGATCTACAGCGATTGGCAGAACAAGGTCGGCGTCAACCCCGCAAAGCACTACGAGGCGAACGTCGGTCTTCTCACACGATCGACTCCGGCTCTCGATGTCGACTTCGACAACGAGGACGTACTCGGCATCGTCGAGAGCATCATCGGCAATGCCCCAAAACGCATCGGGCGCAAGGGAGCCCTCTATCTCTTCCGCACCGACTCACCTTTCCGAAAGATGAGGCGAGAGTACGTGCGCGACGGTGAGCGCGGCGCGATCGAATGGCTCGCGGACGGGCAGCAGTTCATCGCGTACGGCGTCCACCCGGACACTGGCAGGCCGTACACGTGGGTCGGTGGTTGTGGCCCACGAGATGTCGAGTCGCGCGAGCTTAAGACGGTCGACGAGACGGCGGCGTTGCGGATCCTCGATGAGATCGAGGGGCGTCTGCTCGCTGCAGGCTGGCAGCGCAAGTCCGGTGCGGCAGGCTCTACCGGGTCGATGATACGCCGCGGTTCCCCGGTCGAGTTCGGCATCCCGGAGGCCGATTACACGCAGCGCCAGATCGAGTGCCTGAAAGCTCTTCCTCATCTCGACGCTGAGGACTACGGATCGTGGATCGCTGTCGGGCACGCGCTGCGGTCCGAGGGTTTCGAGTTCGAAGTCTACGATGCGTGGAGCCGCACGGCGCCGAATTACGATCGCGATGCGTGCATCAAGCGATGGGAGAGCTTCAACCCTCGCAGCGCGGGAGCGTATTCGCTGCTTCGAGCAGCCGGGATGAGCAGCGCGAGGCTCGACTTCGAGCCGGTCGCGGGCGCGAAGGAGGAGCCCGCAGCTCCCGCAAAAAAGTCGCCCGACATCCAGACGATCGCGAGCATCGCGGAGCGCAAGCCACCCGAATGGTTGGTCAAGGGTCTCATCCCGAAGGTATCTCTCGTCGGGCTGATCGCTTCCCCGAACGCGGGGAAGAGCTTCCTGCTTCTCGACCTATGCGCGGCCGTTGAGCGTGCAGGGTCGTCGGATGTCACGTGGTTCGGGCGTCGCGTCAAGGCTGACGAGCGTTCGATCTGCGTCGTGTTCAGCTACGAGGGTTCGATGGTCGTACGTGCGAAAGCGCTGCGCAAGCGGTTCGCCGGGGTCGGCAGCCGGATCGTGATTGAGAGCGGTTGGCCGAACCTACGCGACCCGGAAAGCGTTTCCCGAGTCATGGAGCGTATCAGGGAGATCGAGGAGGGGCTCGAGGGGCGTGTGAGACTGATCGCGTTCGACACCCTCAACCTTGCGCTGGCGGGTGGGAACGAGAACAGCAGCGAGGACATGGGGGCCGCTGTAGGAGCTATAAAGCGGCTTCGGGACGCGTTTCGTTGCTCGGTAGTCGTCTCCCACCATCTGGGGAAGGACGAGACGAAGGGGGCCCGCGGGCATACGTCGCTTCTGGGGGCTCTCGATACGGAGATAACGATCGTAGGTGATCAGGCAGCCCCGACCAGGACGATCGAGCTGACGAAATGCCGAGACGGGGATCGGGTCGGGAATTTCGGGTGGTTCCGGCTCTCGGCGGTCGGGCTTGGGTTCGACGAGGACGGCGACGAAATTACGTCATGCGTGGTCGAGCCGACGGTAGAGGAGGAGGCGGCAGCCGGGCGGATGAAAGAGGCCGAGGAAAGGGTCCGGAAGGCCTTGGAGCCATTCCCGAGCGGGTTGAGTAAGAATGCCCTATTCGCGGCCGTCGGCGGCTACAGGAACCGATTTTTTGCCGATCTTGAGGCGCTACGTGAGGCCGGCAGGGTGGAGTTCCGGCCGGGGGCACGCGGGGCTGTTCTGGTGGTGTGGAAAGGTGGTCCGACCAATACCGACCAGTACTAGTACTGACCGGTACTAGTACTGGTCAGTACTAGTACCGGTTCGACCAGTACTAGTACTGCCCCTATAGGGCAGTACTAGTACTGGTCGGTAGAACCGGTACCGGTCGGCGTACTAGTACGGGTCGAAGCCCTGCCGAAGCCTCTGATCAACCCCTACGTTCGGGTCGGGCCGGGCCGGGTCGGCGCCCTGCAAAAGCCGCCGATCAAACCTTGCGCCCGGGTGCAAATGTTGCGTTTTCGTAACAGCCGTTCGTGGCCGACGAACGGTAGGCGCTGGTGCTTGACAGCAGCGGGGATACGCTTTAAAGTGCAGTCATCGGTTGGTTGATTCACACGGAGGTCGAGATGAAAGTTATGGTCGTCATCACGCAAGTTTGCGGTATGGGTTGGGAGCGCAACGAGCTGTCGATCGTTGTGTCGCGTACGGTCAGCGAGACAGCCGCGCGTAGGGCGTGCCGCAAGGCCGGTTACGAGCCGGTGGGTGGACAGATTATCAGCGGCAAGGCGGTGCGCGTTCGTACGTATCTGCACGACTCCCAAGATTCGATCGACGCCGGTAGGCGCGAAGACAGCGGTCGCGTGTACGCAATGTTGCGGGAGATAGGGAAGCACGACGACGAATTCGTCGTTGAGCGGGTGGTCAAGGTCAAGCCGTGGTCGTTGGAGGTTGCCCGCCGCTCGCGAGCCGACGAACGGTAGGCCAGAGGGCTTGACAGCGGCGGGGATACGCTTTAAAGTACGCTCAACGGTTGGGGATTGGCTCCAACTGGGGACGAAAGGAGAGTCGAGATGGTCCTTCTGAACTTCGAGCTGAACCGGAACGACGGCAAAGGTGAAGTCGACGTAATGCGACTGGTGCGCGATTTGCACTACTTCGGCACGTCGCCGGTGCTTCTTGGTACGCCGAAAAGCGACACGGAGCCGACCGCGGTGATCTCGGTGAAGCATCGGCCGACCGGTACGATGGTCGACTACCTGTGCGACCGGTACGCGCAGGATTGCTTCGCGGTGTACTGCCCGTCAACCGGCACTGGCGAGCTGGTAGGGCCGAAGGCCGCCGAATGGGGAGAGTTCAACCCGGCCTACTTCATCGTGAACGGATACGGTAAGCGTCTTTCGGAGGCGCTTGCCTAGAAACTCAACACCCGACTGTTGCCGACCTGCTACAATGCAGGCCGGTCTTCTTTTTGTCGCGAAAAAACAACATTATGCCAAAGGGACGTTCGAACAACCCCAACGGCCGGCCGAAGGGCTCGCCGAACAAGATCACGACCGAGCTTCGGGAAGCCATCCTAGAGGCCGCCAAAGCGATCGGCCGTCGCATCGCTGCCGAGGATCCATCCGCCTCGAAGGATGCGATCGTGGCCTATCTGGAGCGCTTCGGGCTATCTCCGCACAAGGAGGAGCGCGTAGCGCTACTTCAGCTCGTCGGCAAGGTTCTACCGCTGAAGGTCTACGGCGCAGACGACGGGCCGCTGCAGATCGTCATCCGCACCGAAGGGGATACGCAATGACAACGTCCAAGGGCGCAGCGATCGGCCTGCTATCGATCCTGCTCTGGCCGATCGCGTTCATCGTGGTCGCAGTATGCGCGATCCTGCGCCTGCCCTATCCTCGTTGGGTCGACACGATTGACGATCCGTACGTGCGCGATGGGGTGGGCTCGCATCGCGGCCAGTACGAGCCGACGGTGCGTGAGGTCCACGAGCGCTTCGGTCGCGTGATCGGTGACATCTACTGGCTCGGGTTCCGCAATCCGTGCTACGGATTCCTGATGAGCTTCAAACCGGCGCAGCTCACGCCGCAGTACGACTACAAGATCGGCTACTACAACTACTCGCACTTGCAGGATGGCATGCGGCATCGTTCGATCGGCCGCTGGATCACGGTCTACACCGTGGTCGACTACAGCGCGATCGTCGTGTGGCCGCCGGGCCCGTTCTGGGCTGTCTTCGGGTGGAAGGTTGACACGATGGTGAAAGACCCGACCGGGTTCCGGCACCCGACCAACGCAGAAGGGCGCCCGGTGTTCAGCATCCGGTCGAAGCGGTTGCGATGAGCGAGATGCCCGGGTTCTTCGGCGATGCGATGTTCGCGATCGCGCTCGTGATCCAGCTCTGGCTGCCGATCGCGATTCTGACGTTCTGAAGCACGTGGCGAAGATCGAGTTGCCGGCGAACTTCACGCCGCGCCACTACCAGAAGCCGATCATGCGCTTCTTCGATCGTGGCGGTAAGCGTGCGTTCTGGTGCGTGCATCGTCGTGGAGGCAAGGATCGCACGATGCTGGCGCAGATAAGCAAGATGGCGCACCAGCGCATCGGCACGTATTGGCATATGCTGCCGACGCTGAAGCAGGCGCGCAAGGCGGTCTGGGACAACATCACGTTGGACGGGAAGCGCTTGATCGACGCCACGTTCCCGCCCGAGATCGTGGTGAAGCGCAACGAGACGGAAATGAAAATCGAGCTGAAATGCGGCTCGATCATCCAGCTCATCGGGGCTGACAACTTCGACTCCAACGTCGGCGCGAACCCTGTGCATGTCACCTTCAGCGAGTTCGCATTGACGCATCCGCGAGCGTGGCATCTCGTGCGCCCGATCCTCACCGAGAACAACGGCACTGCAGCGTTTATCAGCACTCCGCGCGGCTACAACTCGTTCTACGAGATTGGCGAGGTCGCGCGCAAGGATGACACCGGCCGATGGTATTACGCGGTCATGCCGATCGACGTGACGGGCGTCATGACGCGCGAGCAGGTCGAGCAGGAAGTGCGCGAAGGCATGCCCGAGAATCTCGCGCGGCAGGAGTATTACTGCGATTTCAGCGCAGCGAACGTCGGCTCGATTCTCGGTCCATGGCTCGAAGCCGCTCATCGCGAGGGGCGGCTGCTCGATGATCTGGTCGCCGACCCCGACGGTTCGCCTCTGGAGCTGTCGGGCGACTTGGGGTTCAACGATACGTGCGCGTGGTGGCTGTGGCAGCGGCTCCCAGGCGGATGGTTCGCGTGCCTCGCGTACGTCGAGGATAGCGGGCTCGACGCGCAGGACTGGCTCGATCGCTTCAACGAGAGGCTCGGTTGGACGCCGGAGCGTATCGGTCAAGTCTGGCTGCCGCACGACGCTCGAGCGAAGACGTTCGCGACTCGCACCAGCGCTTTAGAGCAGTTCCGCGCTGCCGGGTACAAGACCGACATCGTGCCGCAAGTGAGCGTGACGCACCGGATCAACGCCGCTCGCACGATCGCGCGCCGCACGGTCTGGAACTCGGTCACGTGCGAGATCGGGTTGAAGGCGCTGCGCGATTGGCAATACGAGTACGACGAGGAGCGTCGCACGTACAGCAAGAACCCAGACCACAACTGGGCCTCGCACGGGAGCGACGCGTTCTCGTACGGCGCTCTCACGATGGAGTCGCGCAGCATCGAGCTACCGACTCTGAAGGAGGTCAAGCAATTCGCGAGGACGGCCGACCGCGGGTTCGCTTTAGAGGAGCTCTGGGACACGGCGCCGATGAGGAGTAGCCGCGTATGAAGAAGGAAGACGTCGCGTACAGCAACCAACCGAGCAGCTACGACAAGACGCCGCAGGGGATGGCGGAGCTGTGGGCGAAGGAGCTTGAGGCTGCCGGCAAAGAGCTGAAGAGCTTCAAGGAGAAGTCGAAGGTCGTCGTCCAGCGGTATCTCGACAACCGCGACGGCCTTTTCGACGACCAGCGCAAGAACGTCAACCTGTTCTGGTCAACGACGCAGGTCTTGCTTTCTGCGCTGTTCGCCCGGCCGCCGAAGGTCGACGTCAGCCGCATGCACAAGGACGCGCAGGACGACGTCTCGCGCGTCGCTGGCGTCATCCTTGAGCGGATCCTGAATCGCGGGCTGCAGGACGACGGGAAATTCGATCGTGAGGCGTTCAAGCAAGCGATCAAGGATCGTCTCATCGTCGGTCTCGGTCAGGTGTGGGTCCGTTACGAGGTCGAGATCGAGAAGCAGACGATCGAGCCCGCGATCGACCCGGTGACGGGCGCACCGATGGGCGAGCCGATCGAGGCAGAGGTTATCAAGGAGGAGTCGGTTCCAGTCGACTACGTGTACTGGGAGGACTTCGACTGGTCGCCCTGCCGCACGTGGGAAGAATGCCGGTGGGTCTCTCGTCGTACGTATCTGACGAAAGACCAAGCTGTGAAGCGGTTCGGTGAGACGATCGCGTGCCAGCTCAACTACACGAACAAGAAGAAGGCGGAGAGCCCGATCGACGTGCAGTCTGAAGCGTGGTCGAAGGCGTGCGTCTATGAGATCTGGTGCAAGGACGAGAAGAAGGTCTACTGGTACAGCCCAGGTTGCCCTGTGATCCTCGACGTTCGCGACGACCCGCTGCAACTCGAAGGCTTCTTCCCGTGCCCGAAACCGCTCGCTGCGAATCTCACGAGCTCGCGCTTCATGCCAAAGAGCGACTACGCGATGGCGCAGGACATCTACACGCAGATCGATGAACTGAATACGCGCATCTCGTGGCTCGTGAAGGCGTGCAAGGTGGCCGGCCTGTACGACCAGAACACGAAAGGGAGCGTCCAGAGGTTGTTCCAAGAGGGCAGCGAGCTGTCTCTGATCCCGGTCGACAACTGGGCCGCGTTCGCAGAGAAGGGCGGCGTTCAGGGAACCATCTCTTGGGTCCCGATCGAGCAGATCGCGAACGTCATTGCGCAGCTTCGAGTAGAGCTTGCATCCGCGCAGCAGCAGCTCTATGAGGTGCTCGGCATCAGCGACATCATGCGAGGCGCAACGGACCCGAACGAGACGCTCGGAGCCCAGCAGCTCAAGGCGCAATTCGGGAGCTCGCGAGTCCAGTTCACGATGAGCGAGATTGCGGACTGGGTCGCGTTCGCGTGCCGCATCAAGGCGGAGATCATCAGCCGCCATTGCCAGCCAGAGAGCATCGCGAAGTGGTCGAACATCGAGGCCACAGCCGACGCCCAGCTCGCGCCGCAAGCGATTCAGCTCATCAAGAGCTTTGAGGACTTCGAGTGGAGGGTCTCGATCGACCCGGATACGATGGCAGCGATCGACTACGCGCAGGAGCGGGAGTCGAGGACTCAGATGCTCGACGCTCTCGGCGTGTTCATGGAGCGCACGATGCCCCTCGTGCAGCAGGCTCCTCAGGCTGCTGGTGTCGTTCTGGAGCTCGTCAAATGGGCGATCGCGGGCTTCAAGGTCGGCAAAGAGGTCGAGAGCGTTATCGACCAGACGATGGATGCGATCAAGCAAGGCGCGAGCCAGCCGCAGCAGCCGCCGATCGAGCTGGAGCTGGAGAAGCTGCGCGCCCAGAACCGCATCGACGTGGAGATGATCCGCGGCGACACGCAGCGAGACATCCAAGCCTCGAAGCATCAGATCGAGCTGCTGAAGCTCGGCATGGAGCAGCATCTCGCGCAGCTCAATCAACAGCTTCAGCTCATCTCCGACACCATCGCGCAGCAGCGCGACGACGT